TCCTCATTAGTCGTAAATTCATTATGTCTTGGTAAAACTAATCCAGCTTGAATCGGAATATTCAATTTATATTTTGAAGTAACTTGAACTGTTCCGTATTGTTGCCCACATAATCTACTAATGTCAACTGTTGTAGTTTGTCTTGTTGAGTTAGGATCAACTCCTCTTTGTAACATCACCACCACAAGTTCATTCTGTTCAGGAATCGCAAAAAATGGCCTTGTCGCAAAATTAGCGTTCCACTCCAAATATTTTCCTCCAAACCACCCGTCTTTTTCTTCACTCTCTTGCCAAAATAAACTGTAGTTATCAATATACCTTTCTTTTAAACTTTTTTGCCCGTTATAAAACGGATTCAAAGTTGAAAAATCACTATAGGTCATTGCAGTAATAACTTGAAAATATTCTATATCTGATTTAACTCTTGTATAGTGTAGGTTTAAAGGCTCTCTACATTTAACAGCCGTAATTGCTACTCCTTGATTTGGATAAAAATCATTAACACATATTGATCCCGCTAACCCTGAAGTTCCTGAATAATATAACCCATCACAGTCATAATAAAACCAATCGTCTCCTGTTGCCGCTGTTACAGATCCAACCCAACAATTTTGTACCGCATCCGGTACTTGATTAACAATATACTGTTGTGTTAAATTTTGGTCTGAATTATCAGGATTGGCATAATTTACTGTGATTGATTTTAAATTTTTCGAGTATCCTGTTGAAGATGTAAATCCAGAAAAATTTGATTGAGCCTTATCTGTATTAGGATCTAACGAATTACTAGGACTTTGGAATGCAAGTACTCTTCCAGTTAAAAAGTTTTCTAACGTATTAGCATCACATAATAATGTTATAGTATTGTCATAATGAAACGCCCCGTTATTAGCACTTATGTCTGAAGCAACATAAGTTTTAACTTGATTAAACCCTCCGAATCTATTGAAGTATTGATGTTTATAATTAAAAAGATTCATTCTCTCAGTAAGTGTTAAATCAAATCCCGCTCTAGGTGCCCCTCCAATCCAAATAGACGCTGGAGTTCTTTGTCCCGCAAATACTTTATTAATACCAGCAACTAATCTCTGATAATCAGTTTGAAACTCTAAAAAAGGACTCTCTACTGTCTGTAACGCAATTTGTCTTTGAGCAATAGTCGGTCCCCATGGTTGTGTTGTTATTGTTAAATTTTTAAACCAAGGATCATTTACGGTATAAACATCCTCAAATATATTCGAATAACTAACAGGATTTGGGCTGTCCGCTAAAATTGTTAATGATGTTGTTCTTAAAGATTCTGACGCAAAGTCTGCAGCATTTTGATTTGATTCTACCGTATCAGATGAACATGAACATAATTCACAATCAGGATAAGTTATTGTGGGCAATGAAATATTTTTAAATGGATCACCCAAAGAATTAAAAATATCTTTAAAAGATGGCGGCTTATTACAATTAAGACTTACAAATGGAATTGCGTCGACAACTTTACAAATAATATAAACAAACCAAGCTAAGACTCCATAAACAAAAGTTATTAACGCCTTTAAGATTGGCCATAAGAAAGCCAATAAATGCACCACAACCATAAGTGGTATCAATAAAAGTGTTATAAAACTAAAGAAGAAATTAAATATGATAAAAATTAAATCGAAGTTTTTAACCCCGTCGTTCGTAGGAAACTTGTTACTTGTTGAGTCACACGTATTTTCTAAAATTTGTTTAATACCTATAAATCTTCCTCTGTTCGTTCCTTTATGATACCCATCTAAAAACTGTGATACAGTGTAAACTCTGTTGTAACCAAATTCATAGAATGTGTCTTCACAATTTATTGCCGCTTGTGCGTTAGCATATTCGCTCCAATCTAAAGAGAAGGCGTATGATTTTTGAACCGCTTGATACTGAGTAGTTCCTGTTGGGAAACTATAAGGATCTGTTACAGGACTATTCCACCCATACTCTTTAATATTTGGAACCAAATAAAACGCCCTTTTAGTCTGTTCTCCCAAATCCGGTGACTGCTCCCACTTAACTTTAAATCTATATTTACCTTTGGTTGGTACTCCGATATTAGGGTCTAACGAAATTGTTCTTTCCCCGAATTCATTTGTTATGATGTAATCCAAATTCATTGGGACATCAACTAACCATGTTCCGTCACCGTCTATTACTTTTGAACCACCGTCAAATTCATATTCTTCTAATACAGGTTTTCCTGTACTATCTTGTCCGATTGTCTGCCTAATACATAATATTTCACCAGGTCCTGAATTAAGGTCACATAAATTACCAGCCTCAGTTGCAGGTCTACAATTTTTTCTTAAAACTCTTGAGTCACCAGCAGAAATAACTGAACCCATAAAAACTGCCGTTGGCTGTATATCAATATTTGCATCATCTCTTAAGTCAAAATCAACTCTGTTGATTGCAATTTGGCACACCTCAGGTTGTCCCCATAAAGGTGAAACATCTATGTTTGCCTGTAAATTTAATATTTGAGGTAAAGAGTTTAAATCCGCCGAGGCACTAAATGAATTTCCATTAAATTGGTTTTCATTTGCTAAACCCATTCTAATCAAATCTTGTGGGGTAAGGCTGAACTCTCCGATATCTGAAAGGTCTGCATCCATAACCACAGTTTGATTCCCTAATGGAACTCCCATGATCATGTAGTCACCACTATCGTTAGTCTTAACAGTATACTTGTAATACTTGTCATAAACTTGAATAACTGTTGGGTTTGTTAAAGCATCACTTCTAGACGGAAACGTTCCTGTTGGAACATGGGAAGAATAAGATTTCTCATATGGTAATAAATTATATCTATACCCATCTTCATTCTTATCTGTTGGTGATTTATACGGATATAAAACACTTACTATTTCATTATTCTGATCTTCTTGTGCAATTGGGACAAAGACCGAAACTCTAACATTCGGTAATCCGAATCCTCCGTTAGCGGTAACACGTCCCACAACTACCCCATAGTCCGCACAATTTCTTGTATAGATGTCGTCGCTTTGAATCTTCAAAGAAAGTATTTCCAAGAAATCAAATTCTTGGTCAATTTGTACGTTGATAATTTGGTCTGAACCCGGTTCAGTTCGTATTCTGTAGGAATTACCCATTAATGCCTTTTTTGATAAATAGTTTAACCCCCATTTTCTAAGGAAAAGAAATGGCGTATTAATCAATGATAACCTAATGGTTGATTAAATAAACTTAAGTAAACGAAACGTTTTGGAAGTTCTTGACTCTTACTCTAATATCCTTCTGTGGATATCTAATTTGATAGACCTGACTTGGTTGTGCAAATATAGTGTCATCAACTGGTCTTATCTGTCTTGTTGCATCATCAACATATGGCATTGATGTCTGAGATGAAGAATATTGACCACCAACTTCATTATAAATTTGAATTCCCGCAACAGTAATAACTCCATTCTCATCTTGAACTAAACTATTCAATTGGGCTAAATAAATGTTTTGTCCTAACTGTCTAACTTGTGGATCCATGAATGTTGAGATCTTATTAACAATGTTTGAGATAACTTGACCTTGGTTCTGTGTTGAGTCTAAAACAACTGCAATATCAACACTAACATCAATCACTTCTGCAGTTTCAATTGAAATATAATCATTCAACATTCTATAGTTAGATAGATAATTTGCTAAATTTTGTTTTAAAGTATTTGAAACAATTGAGGTTAATTTACCTGAGGTATCGTAAGATAATATTTGAACTAATACTTTATTATTGTTTTCCGTGATCGCAACTTTAGCCGGTGCTCCGAATTGTGATGGCATTTTTCTAACAAGTGCCTCATAATCATTAACTGTAACCGCTCTATTTTGAGACGCGAAGTTGAAAGATACATAATTTCTTGCATCCTCTACTGTTGGTTGTCCTGCACCTCCAATAGCGGCGGTAACATTATTACATCTTAATGACCCAACAACCTGTTGGTTTATTGATTCAGATGGACCATTCACAAAAAATGACACTGTTCCAACTTGATTAATAACATTGGTTCCTAAGTTTGTTGATAATCCTCCACCTGTTCTATATTGAATAAATAAAGTAGTATTTGCCTTAAGAGCCGACCCTAATGATAAATTGTTTTGATACAATTGTAGGTTCAGAGGAACCCCCAATGTGGTAAACTGATTAAGAGCATCTTGAGCTGTGTTTGTTCCACCACCAAAAGTCATCTTTAAAAATCCTTCAGGTGTGTATTCAGTAATAAACTTGTCTTGTGTTTGAATATAACGACCTACTTTAATACCTGGCTGGTCTGATACTTTGGTTGGGTCTTCGATGAAGATTCTATCTTCAGCTAAAGCATCAACTTCATACCATTTGTTTTGTAGACCTAAAAATTCATTAACTGTAGGTACTGTCGTGTAACTTGTACCATCCTTTAAAAGAACACTTGTAACACCTAACACATTCTTTTCAGGTAGAAATACCTCTAAGAATGGTCTTACGTCACTAGGAGTGATTACTCTTTTGAATACCTTAGTAATACCGTTAACAACAACTTCTCTTTTAGTTATAGTATAGTTAACTAACCTATTACTACTATCAAAGTTTGGTATTTTAAGTCTGTTAGGAAATCCTTGAGAATTATATGGAGATGAGAAATCAATATCTTCTACGTTTTCGAAAACTTGTCCTGCACCTAAAACTTGTGATCCTCTTCTTAATTGACCCAAATATCTTTCATCTTCTTTATCACCAAACGCAGGTACTGTTATTGAAAAATCAACTAAAGCAACTGAAGGTCTTTGACCCGGTAACTTTAATCCATAAGTTCTTGCTATGTTATAAATTGAAGATCTTTGTTGTGCATATTGAAGAACTGTCTCTTGAATACTTCTATCAATATGATAATGTAAGTTATCTGCAACGGCAGCGTTTAAATCCAAAAACACTGAGAACACCGAAGCGTCATTAAAGTTTTGAATTAATTCAGGATAATAAGTACGAACGTATTGTATAAGTTCGGATCTTATTCCTTCGAAATCTCGAGTTGTATATGATATCTTACGATTAGCCATCTATCTTAAATATTGATAATTACAAAATCACTTGTGGCAAATGCACTGTCTTGGACAGAGTATTCTATTTTTATTTTTGCAGTATACTCTGCGGTTCCTTTTCCAGGATATCTGTAAACAGGTGATGTTGGTAAATTTGATGTAAAAGCGTTGTCGTCAGCCTCTTCTTGAGGATCTAATGGGGCAACACTTATTTTGTTTATTAATAAATTAGGAATATATTTTTCAACCGAAGCCCTAATATCTGATTCAATCGCATCAAATGTTAAACCATCAAATGGTTCAAAAAGATACTCATAGAGTCTTGTACCAAAGTCAGGTAAAAAATATCTAGATCCTTTTCTAGTAAGAAGTAGGTTAATAAGATCCGCTCTGATTTCTTGCCCTGCAGTGTTAGTTAAATCTAAGTAATCACCACGAACAGAATCCCTGAAAGGAAAATTTATACCATATGTAGTTCCGTCTCCCATATAGTCATAAATATACTTGCTTTATTTTTCAATTAAAGTAGTATTGCCTTTAATTGATTTTGGTGTATAAGGACAATGTCTACATCCACTACCACAACAATAACCTCTTTTTATGTGGTACTCTTCTTTCATTACCTTAAACCCATTTTCCATATAAAACTCAGAAGGGAGAAGTGTTACCTTCTCCCTTTTGATATTTTCAGTTTTATTCATCTATTATTTTTAATTGATGTGTATATCCCGTTTAAAATATTCTGGACTAAATTATCGTGACTCATTATGCTGTTACAACCTCACATGCTCCCCCCGCACAAGCAACTTCACCTGATAAATCAGTATTGTCGTCAATCTCAACAATTTTAGACAAATCAACGTCTTTTAATGTTTCCATTAACTCTTCATATCTTTGTTCAGTACAATCTTCAAATGGTGCCTGTATGTATGATCCACCATCGTAAGGTAATACAGAAAGACCATTATAATATTCTCTATTCTCCCACATCCACTCTCCAACCGCAGGCCACTCGTGCTCTCTGATTGAAATTGTTGCAGATACGTTATGAGCGTTTGATCCACTTCTGTGACCTGGTTTAATCCATTCTTGTTGAACCTTCTTCACTCTCTCCAATAATTGGATTGGTGATTCGTTTCTTAAGATAGATCCTTCAGGTGCTTTTTGTGGAATACCGATAACCGCAGTATCATGTGGTCTAAAGTATTCATCTTCAACAAGTTCAGGATGGTTTTGTTTTAAATGAGCATAGATTGATTCGTTTTTACCAACTCTAACTCTTCTAACATAATAGTCATTATGCCAAGCATGAATACCTGATGAAGTACCTA